GGGGCTGGAGGAAATCGAAGTTCAAGGGAAGTTCCTGATCGCTTGGATCGGGAAGCGGATAATCAAGAAGCAGATTATCACGAACGACACAACGCAGAACATTTTATACCGCATTGTACGGGAGAACGTAACAAATCCGGCTGATACCGCGCGGAAAATACCGGACGTTTCAATCGCTACCGACGACGAGGACACCGAAAGCGGCGTGATCGACTACACTTCGGAGCAGTACACAAACGCACAGCTTGCGGCAGAAACGGCGGCAAAGGCGGCGAAGCTGGGAATACGAATGCGGACGGACGCGCGAACAGGCGCGCACGTCTTTTCCGTCTACGAAGGGCGCGACCTTACGGCGGGCAATACCGCAGGGAATGCGCCTTGTATCTTTTCACAGGAATTCGATAACATCGTTGAACAGGAATACACAAACAGCGTGGAAAACCTTAAAACAACGGCGTTTGTCGGCGGTGAAGAGAAAGAAGGCGTTGCCCGCAAGGTTGCCGAAGTGGGCGGATCGGCAGCAGGTCTGGCGCGTGAAGAGGTATTCATAAACGCCACCGATATAGTGCAGGAATACGAGGACGACGACGGAACGCAAGTAACGCTGACCGATACCGAGTATTTAGCGCTTCTATCCGCCCGAGGCGCGGAGGAATTAGAACAGTACGCGGAAACACTTTCGTTCGGATCGAAGATCAATACCTTTGCAAATCTTATTTACCGAACCGATTACGATTTAGGCGACCGCGTTACTTGCGTGAACAAGCGCTGGGGAATTCGCATTGACGTTCGCATAACGGAGATCGCGGAAACCTATCAAAACAACGTCGAAGAGATCGATATTACCTTCGGCGAGAGCTTGCCCGCGCTTTTGACGCAGATACGGCAGATCACAAAATAAAGGGGTGTAAATATGGAAAAATCGAGCTTTTTTAACAGCGTATCCGGCGACCGAAAATATAAAGCCGAAGATTGGGCTTCCTATTTCGGATCATTCATCGGAAACGGCGTTTTCCCCGTTCCTTCGACGGGGCTTCAAGTTGTAGCCGGAAGCGGAATGCAAGTAACCGTGAAAGCGGGCAAGGCGTGGATCAACGGCTATTTCTACAACAACACAAGCGACCTTTCCTTGACGCTTGCGACGGCTGACGGCGTGCTGAACCGAATTGACCGCATTGTGGTTCGATGGGACTTGACGAACCGCGTTATTTCGGTGAAGGCGAAATCTTCTTCGTATTCGGCTTCCCCTACCGCGCCAGCCGTCGAGCGGGACGCGGATATTTACGAATTGGCAATCGCCGACGTTTACGTGGGCGCGGGCGTTACCGCGATCACGGGTTCGAGCATTACCGACAAACGGCTTGACAGTACCGTTTGCGGCGTTGTAGCGGGGCTTGTCGATACCATCGACACGACGGCTTTTAACGCACAGCTTGAAGCGTGGTTCGCGGAGTATCAGAGCGAAAGCGCGGCGGAGTACAATTCCCTTGTATCGTATATGAATTCCTTGAAGTTGCAGGGAAACACGCAGTACGACGCGCTGGAAGAGTATTTCGCGGACTTCAAGACGGAAGCGCAAACGGACTTCGATACTTGGTTTGAAGGCTTGCAGGACGTGCTGGACGAAAATACAGCCGGAAACCTTCTGAATATGATTACGGCGCTGACCGCCCGCGTCGATCTGATCGAAGCCGTGATCTTCAACGATATTACCGAAAATCCGTTCCTTATCCTGTTTGACGACCTTTCCGGCGTTACAACAACGGGCGTATGGAACGAGAGCTTACAGCGTATCGAATGTTAAACAGGTACGCTTGCACACGGGCGGAATTGTCGTGCATTATAGGGAACCTGTTTATCGAGCTTTCGCCGCCGTGCGAACGTTGCGGCGAAGATGCTTTGACGATCACGGGAACGACCGTAACCGGAAACAAAGGAACGCTTTTCGTTACGGCGGCTGGGTTTGATTTCGAGGGGTGCGCCGAAGATGCCGTTACTATTGACCGCATACGAAAGGGACGGTGCATAAATGCAGAGGCAGGAGCGAGGAAGAAAAGAACCTTCGGAATTTAACGTTATTGTGAAGTGCAAGGATTTAATCAAGCACACATTCACGATCACGAACAGCACGGAGCGCTTCCCGAAGAAATACCGTTTTACCCTTGTAAACAGAATACAAGACAAAGCGGTGGATATTTACGAATGCGCGCTGGAGGCGAACGAATTAAACCTTCTCGACGCGCAGGAATTCAAGGAACGGCAGAGGCTTCAAGCGAAGGCAATGACCTATTGCAAGGAGCTTCTATTTTTCATAGAGCTTTCGCACGAACAGGGCTTCATATCAACGAGCAGTTGCGAATATTGGTCTAAACTTGCGCTTGACGTGAAGTATATGTTAGCCGCGTGGAAAAAGCGGGATCGTGCGAGAGGGTGAACCGTTTGGGGTACATCTTGATACGCCTAATTCGTCGAACGCCTACAACGTCCGCAACGTCAATTCCGATGGCACGCTGAACAACAACAACGCTTACAACGGGAACAGGGGCGTTCGCCCGCTTCGGTGGAAAATGAGATCGAGTAGGCATAAGCCGAAAGCAGAATACCACCATCAAAGGAAGGTGTATCCCGCCGCCGCGATCCACAGCGGGGGCAAATACAGGATCGCCGATGCCGGAGCCTTCCGCGTGGCGGAATGCAAAGGCTATATACAGCGAGGATTTTTTATGACAGATTACGAGAAGATATATAACTTCGAGAACCTATACAGAGCCTACCGAAAGGCGCGGCAAGGCAAGAGGTGGAAAGGAGCGGCGGCAAAGTTTGAAGTAAACCTTCTTGAAGCGCTGAACCTTTTAAGCTACCAACTACAAACGAAGAAATACACGCTTTCGCCGTATAACACGTTCGAGGTATACGAGCCGAAGCGGCGCGTGGTTATGTCGAACAGCTATAAAGACAAAGTTGTTCAACATTCGCTTTGCGATAACGTGCTTGAACCGATCCTTACAAGATCGTTTATCACGGACAATTACGCTTCGCAGGTGGGCAAAGGTACGCATTACGGGTTAGACAGGCTTCGGGAGTTCTTGCGGAGGTTTTACCGGAAAAACGGAATTGACGGGTGGATATTGAAGGCGGATATTTCAAAATACTTCTATTCCATCAGGCACGACGTGTTAAAATCCTTAATCCGCAAGAAGATCCGCGATCCGGACGTTTTGTGGCTTGTCGATATGATAATCGACAGCACGGAAGGAAACGTCGGAATACCGATCGGAAATCAATCTTCACAGCTTTTCGCCCTTCTCTACCTCAATAATTTAGATCACTTCATCAAAGAGAAGCTGGGCATTAAGTATTACGGCAGATATATGGACGATTTCTTCTTGATACACGAAGATAAAGCCTATTTGCAGTATTGCCGCGCGGAGATCGAAAAACACGTCGCCGCGATCGGCTTATCTTTGAACAACAAAACGAACATTTACCCTTTGCGAAACGGTGTTGATTTCTTGGGCTTTCATACGTATTTGACCGAAACGGGCGCAGTAATCCGGAAGGTGCGCCGCCGTAGCAAGAACAATATGAAGCGCAAATTGAAGAAGATGCGCGGACTTGTGGAGCGGGGCAAGATCACGACGGCGACCGTTGAACAATCCTATAAAAGCTGGAGAGGACACGCCGAAAAGGGAAATTGTTATCACTTGATCCGGCGAACGGATCACTATTACAACAGGATTTTCAATTCAAAGGAGGCGGAAAAATGTCAAAAGCAATAAGTTCACTTTCCGTGGGCGACAAGATCGAAGTTCCGGTTCTTTCGGCGTATCAATCGCGTTTCGGCGCAAAGATCGTTTTCAAGGTTGCCGACAAGAACCACAGCGGCTATCCGTCGAATAGCGTAACACTGATAACCGAAAAGATTATCCAGCTTATGTGTTCAGACGCGAAAGAGCCGAGCAACAGCAACAGCGACCGAAGAAATTACGGTAACAACAGGCATATTCATTCAAATATCCTGCAATGGCTGAACAGCAACGCAACGGCGGGAAATTGGTACAGCGCAAAGCACAGCGCAGACGCGCCGCCGACGAACGCGAACGTATGGGACAATTACAACGAATACGACGCTTGGGCGGGCTTCCTTGCTATGCTTGATCCGAAGTTCGTTGCGGAGCTTCTCGACACAACGCTTACCGTCGTAAAATCTTCGACGGACGGCGGCAGTTACGAAACCTTCACGGCGAAAATGTTTCTTGCGTCTACCACCGAAGTGGGGCTTGCAAACGAAAACGGGATCGCCGAAGGCGCGCTTCTTGCCCTGTTCAGCAACAACGCTTCGCGTATTGCCTATCCTACGGCGGAATGCGTGAGTAATTCGGAGTATTCAAACAGTAACTTCACGACTTCAAAGGGATGGTATTGGTGGCTTCGCACGCCGTATTCGTCGGGCGCCTGCGACGTCCGCAACGTCAATTCCGATGGCACGCTGGGCGGCAACGGCGCTT